GCTGTAGTCACCACCCAGACGCATCATCTCAAGCGCCTCGTCATTAGGAATGCCCGTGTAACTGCTTGCGTGTGCGGTGTTAGGGGTTGTGTATATACCAGAGCCAAGTGCGCCCTCTTTGCTTGGCTTGATGCGACGGATGGCCTCAGTACCTTTGCCGCCTTCGGTCGCGTTCGTGCCGTGGTACAGGCGCATGGGCGCTTTGCTTGGCTCAAGGAACTTCTGAAGGTTGGCCTCGCGCTCCGCTTTGGGTAGAACGTCCTGCGTGCCCTTCAGCTTAGATGCCGCAGACACCTCTGCCTGCTTGATCGCACTGGTCAGTCCCTTGCCAAGTTTTTTGAAGTCAGCCATGGTCATTCCGCATATGGATTCACGCGCTTAGGTTGCGCGTCATAGTAGTCATCTTCATCATCATACCGAGGGTCAGGGTTTATGTCGAGGAAACCCATGTCCTTGAGCAGACGCATCGCCTGCGTTGCTGAGTCGACGTAGTCATCATGCGCGGCATCAGGGAAGGCGCATATCTGCGACAGGAACCCTTCGGCCCAGTCCTTGACGTAGCCCTTGTGGACAGACGACTCAGGCAACCAGACGCGCCCGGTCGCAAAGATGGACGCGGTGATCTGGAGGCGGGTCATCTTGTCAGCGTTGCCCGGGTTCCACGCACGCACAGGCAGGTGCATCGATTGCAACTCCTGCACCAGTGACAGGCCCGACGCCTTGGCCTCGATCAGGATCAGGTCAGGGCGCTTGGCATCCTTGCCTTCGCCGTAGGAATTGCGCCACTCATCCAGCACCTTGGGCTTGAGGTCGGGGAAGGTCAGGTGTTCAGCCCAGCAGTCGATCAGCAGGACAGACATTGGCCCGTCGGTCGGCTTGAACACACCCCATGTGGTTGACGCTGTCGGGTCGTTGTAGGTCTTGTCGGTGTAGGCGCAGTCCAGCGACATGACGATGTACTCGAACTTGGGTAGTGGCCGCTCGGCTGGGTACATCTTGAACATGGAGCGGCTGACCACCTTGCCGTCCTCGAGGTCGACCAGTTGGCCCATCACCTCCTGCTCATACAGCTTGCTGCCCTTGTACTGCTCCAACTGCTGCCTGAAGGATGAGGCAAGGTTGGCCTCGTTCTCATACGTCGAGGCGCGGTCGATCACCACGTCCTCACCTTCGCGCCCGATCAACTCGACGATCAAGTCCTTGGGGCGCGGTGTCGTCGTCACGATGACCCGGGGCTTGTCACCCAGACGCAGGCCCATAGTCATCATGTCCCACGCTTCGCCGGGGCCAAGATACTGAAACGCTGCGAGTTCGTCGCACCATGCGAAGTGAAACTGTGGGCCACGCAGACGCTCGTATGAGTCGCCGCTGATACCCCTGATGATCGAGCCGTTGCTCAATTTGATTTGATGGTCTTGCTTGTTGTAGTCCACCACGAGTTCGGCGGGTATGCAGGCCAGCAGGCCAGACTGACCCTCGAAGCAGGTGAACTTGATGTCGTTGGACGTAGGGGCCAACACGAGGCAGCGACAGCCCGGGTGGCTCCATGCCCACCACCACAGCGCCTCGGCTGCACTGCGGGTCTTCCCAGCCCCTCGCCCCGCCAGCATCATCCAGACCGTGTAGTCCATCTCGAGCGGTGGCGGTATTTGGTAGCGGTGAGCGCTTGCCACCCATTTTGCGTGGGCGATCTGCGCAATGCGGTCATGCTCCTGCTGGGCGTTGAACTCCGCCTGCGTTTCCGGGTCTTCGAGCAGTTCTGCTAACACAAGTAGTACTCAGGCCAGACACGAGGCGTATAACCCCGTGTTTTTCGACACCACAAGGGTGCGCAATGAATACTTATTGACCAGCACGCTTGGTCATCTCCATGTTCTTGATGATGTCCAAGAACTTGCTGGCGCTGGAATCTTCGGTCTTGATGGCCGCTCCACCCTCCACGCCTTCGACAGCCACCCGGTCGCCATACTTACGGGGCTTCAGCTTGGCTGACGTCCACTTGCGGGCCTCAATGCGCTGCCTCTGCCACGCTAGGTAGGTCTGGTCAAGGGAGGTGCGACCGTCCTTGTCAGTGTACTCAGGAGGCATCTCGTCAGCGATGGCAAGGATTTCGTCAGCGTTGGTGTCGGCTTGGTCTTCGCGTGCGCGTGCGTACATCTCGCAGAAGATGGGGAAGCGAATCAACCACCGATAAATCGTCGCGCAGTGTGGGAGGTGGTCACTACTACAGATTGACACAAGTGACTCTCCGTGAGCGAGTCTCCAGCACACCTCTTCTGCTATCTCTTCTGTGTACTCTACTGGCCTGTGTGCAGGTCTTGATATTTGCGGGGCTACAGGCTTCTTTGCGGGCGCAGTGGTACCTTGGGCCTGTGTCTTGGCCTTCGGTGTCTTGGCGGGCTTCTTAGGCCCCTTCTTGCTGGTTTCTGGCATAACCCGTAATCCCCATGTGAATGAACGAATGTCGTCAGTGTAAACGAATCGCTTTCGGGGCGCTATAGGTTGTCAGTGGTCGGTGCGGTATCCAGTCAGCGTTTCAGACGTGTCTCGACTTGCCCATGCTCCGTTTACTTTCCTTTCCACCAACACGGCTGAGATGGTGGGTGTCGAACCCACAGCCTTCAGGCTTGAACGGCGAATCTCGCGCCGACCTCATTCGTCCCATGCGTCTTGGCTCCACTTATGTGGAAACCGATTCGCTATCAGTTCGCTGGTGACTCGCTATGCTCGATCAACTCTTGCTGCTCGGGCGGGCTGTACTGCTCCACTGCTGTTCCCTTGCCGAGTTCTTTGACGAGGTCATCTTGCGATGCCACGCGAACGGTCAGCATGGTATTGGCGACGTGACTCAGGGCTTGCTGTCGCAGGCTGGCCTTGATCAGGCGGGTCTTCCCTTCGGGTGTGCCGACGAGATAAATTCTTTGTGCTGTTGCCATGTTCGTTCTTCAATTTATTTTGTCTTTTGTATGTGAAATTATACCACTTCCACCCGTAAATAAGAAGACCCACTCGTGATGGGTCTTCGGTGTTGGTAGAGGGGCACCACCCCTTGATGAACCGAGTCGGTTAAGGTTCGCTGTAGGTTCGCTACACGTTCGCTTTTTTGATATACCGAGTATACCCACAGGGCAAACAATTGCAAGCCCCTCACGTCATCATCCGCCAGTTGCTGGGCTGGGCCTCTGGGGCCACTTGAGGGGCTGGCTGGTGGGTAGCCATAGCCACCGCAAAGAAAAGGGCGTAGAGGCCACAGAACAGGGCCACAGTGATGGCCGCTAATTTCATGCAGCCTCCAGCACGCGGTTCAAGGCGGCGATCATCTCGCGGGCCTGCTCGTGACTCAGCACGCAGTTGGCACCGCCACCGGGCACTTGGATTGAGAGCCACACCTCGCCGTCGTCGTAGTGATCCACGAATGCGACGCGGTTGTAGTCACGGGTGATGATGCGGGTTTGCAATTCGTCTGTTGTCATAGTGTTCCCCTTAATCGTTGAGTTGTTCTGCAATCTCGGACTCAATGCGGCTTGTGTCCTTGTCGGTCAGCTTGCGCTCCAACCAAGGGGCTGGGCGTCCACGGCGGTCACACACCACCCACTCGCTCTCGGTGTACCCGTGGTAGTCCCAGTCGCTGGCAGCGTGGTAACTGAACGAGCCACGCACGCTCTCGAAGTGGGTCACGCCAATGATGCAAGGGATGCCTGCAACACGGGTTTCAATCTCTGCTAGGTATGACATTTTATTTCCTTTCGCTTTTGATTCGGTTATCAGGGGGCTTTCGCCCCCCTTCGCTTTATTGTTTTGTCCAGTACCCATAGACGCACCTACGGGAGACGTGTCTTGTGCCGTCTGCGTTCACCTCGTAGGTCTCTCTCTGAGGGTTCCATGTGTCGTTTATCACGCCATCGACCACAGCGGTGTAATGCTTGCTAACCGACACCACCAAGTTACCCATTGGCAATTCGCCATCGTGCAAATGAACCTTGCAACCTGTGCCGATGCCCATCGTGGGAGTCCATGCAAAACCAATCGAGGCCATGTAGTCCTTGAACCACTTGCGCGTCACGCTGATGCCACTACGGGCGGATGCAGAGCGCTTACCACGCTTGCCTGCCTTTTGACTCCCCTCGCCTTTGGCAAGGGCTGCATAGACTTCTGCGTATGGCAGGCCAGATGCGATTGCAATTGAACGAGCCACGCAGTCACCTGCTTTGCCTTTATAGCCTGCGGCCTCTCGGCCTCCATCGTTGTACTGATATTCCATTTCGCTTTCCTTCGCTGTTACCTGACTATGCGGATTTGCTATGTCAGTGAAGTTAGTATAACACCAAGTTAAACAATGTCAACAACTTTCTCAAATTATTTTCTAGGTGTTTTCCCTAACGTCTGGCTTATCTTCCATTTTTAGGTGGGCCAGCAACTCGTCCAACGAAAACGTGGTGTCCTTGTATTTCCAGATGTACTGCTCAATCTCGTTCAGGACATAGCTGTAGCCCGCGTCGAAGCCCTTGATGTACTCAGACATCACCGCCTCGCCTTGAGGGCGTTTACAGCCCTCGTGGGCCTTCGTGAAAGCATCAAACACACCCAAGATGGCGTCGATGGGCGCAGGCATCTTGATGGACTGCGTAAAACCGCAGTGCTGGCATTCCATAAGTTGGGTAGCGCTGTTGTGGACAATGTGGTCGGTGTTCATGCTGCTGCCTCTTTTTCCAAAATGGCTCGCAAACCAGCCAACAACTGCTGGACTTCGTCTTTAGTCAAGGCAGCATAGACAGTGCCATTCCTCATGCTCAAATGCAACCAAGCCCCACCATCATCCCACTCATTAACGCTGACACGGACGCCAGCTTCGGTGCTAATAATTGTTTCAATTTCGTTTGTCATAATCGATTCGCTTTCAGTTGGTTAATGATTTGGTTGTGGGGGCCGAAGCCCCATAGGTTGGTTATTCCAAAGCCGTTTCAATCTCGCCAATCGCGCTGTCAATGCTGTCTACGGCGCTCTCCAGTTCGCTCACAGCGTTCTCCAAGGCGTTAGCGGCCTCTTCCATAGCCTGACCCTTGTCGCCGTTCTGAAGACCTTCTGGCAGGTTGTCAAACTTCTCACGCTCCTCGTCAGCCAGCGATTGAATCTCGTCCTTAACGGACTCGTACTGACTACGGATGTCGTCAAGCTGTCCCTTGAGCGATTCAAGTGTGTCGGTGAAGCTGGCGAGGGTTTTACGGGTTGCGTTATTCATAATGATTTCCTATGGTGGGTTTAACGGCTGGTGACCTTGACGCTGAACACAGCGGTGGTCTTGGTGTACTGCGCAATCTGGTCAGCAGTGATGCCAAGAGCAGCGTAGAGCGCTTTGGTATCGACTACAGAGCGATTGCTCTCGATGTATGTGGCCTTGAACAGGTTGCCTTCAATTACCTTGTCGCCGCCAGCAGAGGCAGCGTCTTTGATGCCGTCCTTGATAGCGTCAGCTTTCTTGGTCAACTCAGCAATCTGAGAGAGGAGGTAACCCAGTGTGTCTACTTGGGTCAGGGAGATGTCGTTTGCATTCATGGTGTACTCGCTTTTAGTGGTGACCTGCTTATTGCAGTGAGGTTAGTGTAACTGAAAATTAAACTATGCAACAACTATTTTGTAGGGACTTACCCTAATATGTCTAAATTTAGCAACAGGCGGGTATCCATGAGCAAATCGTTCTCGTCGTAGCCCCAGTGCTTGGGGAAGCCCTTTGTTCCCAGCCCGTGGATGCCCGTTTTGCCCCTGTGGTGCTCTGGGCATAGCGGTATGACGTCGAAGTTGCTGGAGCGCAGCCCAGCCCCTGTTCCAGCCCTTTTGTGGTGTAGTTCCGCTGGAGTGCCTTGGTAGCCCATACGTCGGCAAACTGCACAACCTAGTTCAGCCACGGCATTCATGTGCTTGCGCTCGGCAGTTGTGGTCATAGACTTTTGCCTATTTTTATAATGGTGTACAAAATCAAAGCCAACCCAATGCCAGCCAAAAAATGGCTGTGGATTATCCAGCCGTCAGCCAATACAAGACACCAGCCCAGCCCGTTCAGAACTCCGTGTTGAAATGCGTTCATAGTGTTGCCTTCCCTTCTGCTCTGTTGTTAGCCTGCTCTGTGCGCCATATCTCAACACGCGCCTGCGCACCAATCAAGTCCCAGCGCAGCTTCTCCTCAATCTCAATCGCTTCCTTGAGACCCTTGAGTAGCGTGTCGTACTCTGGGTGGGCGTAGGCTTCCCGCTCCTGCGCACCAATAGCGCTCTCCATACTGCGCTTCATCAGGATGGCCTTGAGGGACTTGCGGTACTCCTCAAGGTAGCATCGCTCTGCTTTTGCTTTGGCAAAGTTCTTGCCGTTGATTAGGATGTAGTCAACCGCGTCGTGCGGGTTGCGGTTCTCATTGCTCATAAAAGCCCCGTTTCTTATTGCGGATGCGGCGCACCACTAGGTAAATGAATCCAACAAAACACAACCAGAACATGAAGCCGCTGGCTGCAAAAAATACATTCAAAAAATTAGACCAAGAATCAAACATCACTCACTCCTTTTTTTAAGTAAATCAACTATCGAACTTGCAGCCATGTTGCGTATGCCAGTGTTGCGATACTTGTATCGTTTCACCGTATCAACGCATTGACGACGCTCCCAATCAACCGCAGCATCCCAAATCCTATGTGCCGCGTCATTGAGTTCGTGCTTGCCAAAAATAAACTCAAACGCTTGTTGACTTGTCACGAATTGTCCTTTCGTCCATCATTGCTTTAGCCTGCTCATATGCAGCAAACGCAATCTCTTCTGGCTTTGCAGACTTTGTGGTTTTAGACAAAATACCCACCAATGCAAACCACGCAATGATGTCAATAAGTTCTGGCTCTTGTTTCATTCGATACCCTCGATAGTTACTTTGACCATGCCGCCAATTTCGTCAGCCCAATAGATGCGCAAGTCAACAATCAATGCGTCGTCTTGCATCACCCCAGCGTTAGTCATTCCGTCAAGCAGCGCTTTCAACAAATTGTCTAGGTCGCGGCGTCGACGGTCTGGGCGGTAGGCCGCAATCGTTACCTTCATTGCGTAGTCGATGTGCTTTGCAGCACGTTGAATCAGCACTTGGTCAGCGACTGCCTTGCGGTACTCGCGCCCCTTTGCACTGATGATGGTGCGACCGTTGAAGTTGCGCCAGTAGGTGTTGACCGTTGGAGGCCAAGGTAGTGTGAGTTCAATCATTGGCGTTGCACTGGTATGCGGTTGATGACTTCATTGGCTGCATTGCGCAAGGCAGTACAAACCTCTCCCTCATCCTCCCTATCAGCAATCTGCATCAGCAATTCAGCGCAGGCTTTGCGCTCAATAAAGATAGCTTGCTTTGTTGTCTGAATTGCAATAGCCATGATTTCGGCTTTTGCCTCGTTCAGTGACCGATTAAATTCATCCTGCGTAAACAGAGTCTGCCCCTCCGAAAAAATGTTTTTATCCAAGTTCATTTCCATTCTCCTTTGTTACCTCTATTACCTTTTGCTCACTGCTCTCGAACATCGTCTTCCAGGCGTGACTTAGGGTGGAGTTCATTCCATCCCTTGACGACACGCCCAGTTGAATCACGGTAGCCGTTGAGCCACTTGTATGCACCATCACGGTCTTGTAGTCGCTTTTCAATGACCCATCGAACGAGACAACGGTGGCGATGCTCGTCTTCTCCTTTACCTTCTGCCCTTTCATTCAAAATCTCCCTCCTGCGTCAAAAGACATTGGTATGGAATCCTGCGACTCCATATATTGCTGACTCTCTTTGTGATACCAAAGCGAGTACCAATCCTCA